GCGCCACGCCGCGCATGCCACCTTCGCCGAGCTGCAGATCAAGGCCGGCCACGTGCTGCCGAAAGACAAAGACGCGTTGATCGCGACGCTCGATACGCTGTCCGCTGCCAAGCCTGCCGAGTTCGGCGAAGGCGACGGCAAGAAGACGGTCGACCTGGGCGAATGGTTCAAGGGCCACGTTGCCGCCGCCAAGCCGCTGGTGGACTTCAGCGAGCGCGCGGTCGGCGACATGGACGATATCAGCACGCCGCCGGCGTCGGATGCCGAACTGCACCAGCGCGTCACGGCCTACGCCAAGCAGCACAACCTCAGCTACGCCGAAGCGATCGGCAAAGTCGCGACGTTCACCAGCTGAGCGGCGCTTTCGCCTAACGCAAGCCACTTTACCGATTCAAGACACTTTACCGACTCAAGACAGGACCAACGATCATGATGACTCTTGCACAGATCCGCCTAGCGCAAAACCCGATTCTCACCAGTTTGCTGCTCGGCCTTGGCCAGGGCAACATGGTTGGTGAGACCCTTTTCCCGCGGCTGCCCAGTGCGCTGCGCGGAATGACCCTGGCCAAGCTCGGCGACGAGCGCCTGCGTCGCTACAACCTGCGCCGCGCGCCCGGCGGCCCGACAAAACGGATCAATATCAAATACGACGGCCAGGTGTATTCGGTCGATCAGTATTCGGTCGAGGTGCCGATCCCGCGCGAACTGATTCAGGAGTCGGCGGCGATGCGGTCCATGAATGTCGGCAGCAACCTCGACATCTCGCGCATCGGCATGGTGACTGCGAACGACGTGCTCGGCCTCGACTACGAGCTGGAATGCGCCGGTCTCGCGACCGATGCCGCCAGCTATGACGGCGCCCAGGTCACGGCATTGGCAGGCGGCACCAAGTGGTCATC